CCTGATCGTAGCTTTTAAAAACAACAATATCCCAAGGGTACTCGTTTGGAGGCATTGGGTACATTGAATTTAAATACTCGAGAGGGAATAAAGCTTTCTCTTTGAAATCCAAAAGTATAGAATTGAAATCGTTTAGGATGGGACTTAATACTTTTTTCTTTTTAACAAGCATCGCCTTAATAGTGATTAAATCCTTTTTAGTAGAGAAGTTAATCTCTAGAGGAATCCAATAGCTAGAAAGTTGTTCGATAAAAAATACTTTGGTCAATGAGAAAGTTGCAGCTAAAATGTCATCGTATCTGAATTGAATATTCGTTACCAAAGGGGTTAAAATAAAATCCGTGTAATCTTTGTGAAAGTCAGTGTAAACGGTCTGCATACTAACCGGAACGGCTTTCCTGTTGGTAACTGGATAGGCTATCCCCGATGCATAAACGTTAGCTGTAATCGTTTCAGTTGATAGCTTGAATATTCGAACCGCTGAGGTCTCGCCTACTTCACCATTAGTCCTCAATTCAATTGTGCCCCCTTCCAATATCTCGGAGTCATCAAAGAGATTGAGTGAGCCACTACCGAAAGCCGAATCTAAATAAGTAGCTTTGTCCTGTGAGCTTATGAAGTTGGCAAAGAATGAATTAAAAGTAGTTCCACTATCTGAGTACGTCATTTCGTTGCGCTTTGCTAGCTTACTCTGAAAGGTATAGTCTTGGTAGTTTACAAAGTATTTCGAATAGTCTACATAAGTACTTTTGTAATTAGCTAAATTAGTCCATTTGTTAATTAACACAGTTTTATAAGTATCGTCTACCTCTGCGTAACAGTTGAAAAACGCTAGAACTTGGCTAAGAAAAGCGAAGGAATCTAACGCAGGATCAAAGGTAGGCGCAAAGCCGTCACCCACTCCGCTATAAACCTGATACGTTCCTTTGTTCGGAGCGATATAGTAATCTTTGAAAGAGTCTGTTGTGTTAAAGAAGTCACCAAATACCGTATAATTGTTGTCGGTAAACATCTTTTTAACTATTTCCTGTAAATTAATAACTATCGGCATTTCCTCAATAACAAAAAGCCCACTCTTAGGCTGGCTTTCCATAAATGCGGACTTCTCTGTGAAATCAGCGAAAGTCTTTTTATACATATAGCCACTTGCTACAGCATTTATAAAGGTTTCTTTTAATTTAATCACTAAAGCGTTATCGCTATAAAGCAAATAGGCATCAATTTTTTCAAGTCCTTCTTTTTGAATCTTTAAAGTTTGGTTTCTTAAATGGATTGAGCCGTTTAAAACTATATCCACTTCATACCCGTTCATTAAAGAGCTTACTTTGTTGGTAGGCAAATCGAATAATTCAAGTAGCTTTTTATTATTCGCTGTTTTCTCCATAGAGATTGTATTCGAATAGGCATACCTATCCTGAATCCCGTTCAAGTTCTGCGACTTTTTGAAGGTCACAACCTGAGAGGGGCTTATATCAAATCGGAAACCTTTTCTATATATTTCTATCATTAGCTGAAATATTGCAAGTGTTTGAAGTATTCTTTTAAATACAAGTCAAAGTATAAACGTTTTTGTATTTTACAAGTTACTTGAAAATATCTTTTAAATAAATACTCTTCCATAGTTTAAAGGGTTATCCCGTTTTCATTTGATACTATTACCGTTAAAGTATAATCAAAGTCAAACTTTTTAAGGTTGTAATTTCCTGTTACTTCGCACTCAATAAAGCCTCTAGGCAATAAGACCTCGACTTTCGGAGAGTTCAAAAGTTCGATAAAAGTCTCGGTAAGTTCTATTTGCTTCACACCTGATAAGCTCATTTGCTTTTTGCTTTCTCCTGCTCTTTGCACGCGTGAACTTTTACCGTCTTGAACGTTGTAAAAGTTATTGTTTATAAATTCAGTCTTTGATCGGTTGGCAGTCATAGCCTCTTTTGCTGTGTAGAAGTACGCCCAACCCCCGTAAGAAGTAAAATATCTAAATTGCAAAGTGTCTTCGCACTCTTCGCCTTTGTACTTAATTCCGTAACAAGGTATTAAAGCGTTGTTTAATGTGGTTATTATCAAGGCAGGTAAATACATTTTATCTACTTGCGCATCGCTTAGTGCCACATTGGCAACGCCTACTATCGGAGTAATTGCTGCGGAAATTCCACCAACGGTAACAACCGATCCCGGAGCACTGATAAGCTCGCCAACAAACACACTCAAAGTGTTGACAAAGCCTGTAGCAAACTCCAAATACTTTGGTGCAATTATATTTAATTTGGTTAAATCCTTTTGAGGCTTCAAGGCTTCTGATAATTCGCTGATCCCCACAATAGGGTAAAATGCGTCGTCTGTCTCACTGTCGTTTGGTGTTTGCTCGGCAAAAATAAAAGTAGTATCAAAGATATAACCACTATCGAAAACGTACTCGTCAGCGAATATGTCTGCCCCGTTTTCAGCATGAACTGCTACGCCTATGCTAAAACGCTCAATAGTGTACTGCTTATTTGGATTGTCAAACTCAAAGTTAAAGTTATCCATTAACAAGCTTTTCAAGTACCCTGAGACGTCAACTCTAAATACGCCAGTACCGAACTTAGGTAAAACGTTTTTAATCGTGTAGCGTCTTGTGGTGTACTGTGAAACCATTTCTAAGTCTGCCACTAAGTCGTTAGGGTTTACGCCTAAATCAGCGTCCGAAGTAAATTCGAATATAGCAGGCTCGTTAACATTGAAGAATTTTAACGGTTGTTTTGAAAAAGTAATTGCCATTGCTCTTTTATTTTAATTTGTAAGTCTGGCTTTGATAGCTCAATAACTTGGTTAAATGCTTCGCTGTTAATCGAGTCCGTGACTATATGTGATCCGCCTTGCTGATACCAGCTTGTACCGTTTTTAATTATATTTGCTTTGACTGCATACGGGTTTAAATCCAAGCTCTTAGCGTCAAGCCATATCTGTATATTTTCAATTGTTGGGAAAGGTTGCTCGCCCGGTGCAACTCCTAAATCCAAACCAACTATGTAATCAAGCGCATAAATCTCAATTGTTATTTGCTCGAGCAGTTCCTTTTTATCAAAGCGTACCGAGTTTAAAAGCGCACGAGTCGCCACCATGTCATTATCGATTATCGAGCGTTTAAGCTTATCGATTATTACGCTTTGAACTGCTTCCTCGATTGTCATGCCTTTATATAATCTATAACAATCCCGACTATTTCGGAAAGCACATAAATTGCGGCTATTAAAATAACAAAAGCTGTATCACTCATGAATTTTTTATTTAAATTGTTACTGAAAAAGTTATCTCAACGCCTGTGTGGTTAACTGCGGGAGTGGCAACATTCGAGTTGAATATAGGGCGTAGCCTTATTGTTTCAATCAAATAATCGCAACACGTGAAATAGCTTTTAAAGGTGTTTATAAATTCGAGCGTTAAAAGCTCTTTTGTAATAGTGTCAAATTGCCCCTCAACGTTTACCGTCTCCACTTCTAAGTCTGCGTTAATAGGCTTTGCAATAGTTAGCAAGCAATCATAGCGCATTTGGGCGTATTTGTTTCTTGAGTTATTAACGACTGGCCCAAAAGTCAGAACCCGATTAACGGCAAAGAAGCTGTAAGGGTCTAAGTTTTGAAGCTGTGAGCCTGCAATATCTGTCTCAATGTACAAAAGGTCGTTGAAGTTGAAAATATTGGCCAAGACGTTGTCAGGCGTTGTAGCTACAACGCAAGTAAAAGTCTCATCTATTGGTTTTAAGATTGGCACAGATATACTTTTTTAGGTGCTTCTTGACTAACTAATATATTACCTCGGCTCGAAAGCTGTAAAGGTCTTAAATTAAAAGGTACTCGTACCGAGGCGTAACCCTCCGTTATACTGTCCATATTATCTAAATCCCTAAAAGAAATATACGCAAAGCTTCCCTCGTTTGTTGTTTCGATATTTATAACTTCGATATTGTCAATATTTGTCATAGTCTTATTTTTTAATATTATTGTGCGTATTAAAATTCTCTAGCTTTACTGCAAATATATCAAATAAAATTGTATAAAAGTTAAATAGCTTTCGATTATTATAATTTTGTTCGTTATAATCAACGGCTATTAGCTTTTTATCCGCCCAGTACTTGATGTAATAGTATTTTTGCATGTAGTCGTTAGAGACTCCGCCCTTGCTGGGTATGTTGTAAGAGCTGTTTACCTCTTCGACTAAGGCACTTAAATTGACAATAGCCCTCTCAAACTTATAGGCGAAAGCTTTTTCTGTTATCGAGTGGTATTTGCCTTTAGGGTTTCTGAAGTTTAAGCGTTTTTTGAAGTCTTCAAATATTTCGTTTAGGTTTTTTGTCTTTAGCTCTAACCAGTCGAAAGCGTTAACCTCTGCCATAATGTCGTCAACGCTTACCCCGATGTTAAGCGTTTTGCAGTATAAGTCTTCGTTGCTTAGTATTATGCTTTCTTGGTTCATCGTTTAAAATCTTTTATTCATAGCCTTTTAAATTTTTAAATTCTCTTAATAACGATAACCTATCAGTTAACGTTTTTTCTGTTTTTGGTAATTCTTCCATCCATGCAGCAAACTCTAGTGCGTAGTTATCTGCCACTTCTGTACATTCTAATGCGGTAAGTCCCGCGAAGGTGTCTATTAGATTCATAATATAAAAAAGTTAGCCCCAACACTCGCTACAAATGAAGGGGCTTTAAAAGTTAGTTGTAGCGAATAGCAAATATAGTAATTAATTTGTTACTATTTATAAGTTAGGTTAGAAAAAGTTTGCCCGCTTTCAGTCATAACGTAATTAGGTTGCCCTTTATAAAGCGGGATAGGTTTGAATCCTTGCGTTACTATAAAGGCATAGCAGGCTTTTGTATAATTATCCGCTAATACGTCCCCGTCCGCCATATGGTGATAGCCGAAGGACTCTCTGAAAAAATCGCAAAAAGCGTCGTACTCTACTTCTCTTTCGATTACTTGGTACTCGTGGCCTAATACTTTGTTGTATTGGCGGTTGTCAATAATTGTTCTAAGTGCAAACATTGTGTGTATATTTATGTGTTTATATTTTGTAAAAGTAGTAATTAATTTGTTACGCCCAACCTCCGGAGGCTTTTAATTCGAATAACATGCGCATTATTAAGCTATCGAAGAAATCGGGAGATCGCCCTGTGCGCAATTTGTGTGCGCTCTTCTTCTCTAGTTTTATTTTTCCTTCGTCGTCCAAAGGCTCTCGGCAAATGTTCTCTAAATCGGCTATTATTTGCTTTCTAAATTCCTGATCTTGGCAGTAGATTAAGTTAGCTTCGATTAATTCTTTTAGCTTAAATGCACATTCTGTTTTTAAGTTACCGTAGTTTTTACCCTTTATCGGTTGCGCATTATTGGTAAATGGTCGAGAGGCTGTCAGCTTCTTAAGGCTGTTAGCTGTAAACTTTCGTAGGCCGTCAGCATCGTAAACGATATGCGAATATGGGATTTTGTATTGTTCAGCTAATAGAATTAATTTATTACCAATTGCGGTCTCATCGATTTTATCTATAGCTATTACCTTTTCAATCACAAAACCATCCCAGATTGTCACCACGAAAACGTCTGCACCTAGATAAGCGATGTCGCAACTCATGTATCGTTTGCCTGTCTTTTCAACGAAAGAGTTTGTAAACAAGTTGCAAATGTCGTTAAATTCATACATCGATAAAGGGCTATCATCGTATTCCCAGTCGCCCTCTAAAAGTCTTTTCTTTTCGTTCGGGGTTAAAATCTCGTTAAGGTGCTCAAGATACCCGCTTGATAGCTTTTTGTTATCTGTTGGCAAAGCTTGAATAAAAGCTTTATATGCTTGAAGCGTTCCATCTAAGAAACGTTTGTAGTATTCAGCATAAAGATAGTTCTTTTTTGGGTTACATGTCTGTAATAGCTTTCTGTGTAAGCCGTAGTCGTCATTTTTCCACCTTCCCACCGATGCAAAGAGGTTATTCTTTGCCGACTCTTCAAATTCTCCCGCCTCTTCTATCCATCCTCTAGTCATTTGCATAGATCCGAAACGCTCGAAAAGTGGATCGCTTGGAAGGTAGGCAGCTTCTAACAAGAAAAGCTTTGATCCATTGTGAAATTCATAAAAATTATCTTGTCCGTTGTGCTTGTAGTATCGTTCGGTTATACCCCAAGAGTTAAAAACCTCGTGGATCGAGGGTATTGTAAATTTCCGAAGGTCGTTTAGTTTTTTTCGGGCTATGAAGGTGTGAATACCGGGGTACATAAGACAATCGCCAATTATAAGCGAACAACCTAAGAAGCTTTTGCCTGATCCCTTAGACCCCCCATAAACGATGTCCGTTGTCGTGTTATTGGCCCAAAGGCGATAGACTTCTTTTTGTTTAGTGTTGCCGTTAGAATTGAAGGTTAAAAACATTACTCGACTATTATCCCGGTTATTTGCTTAATAGGTTCGCCGCCAGAGGTAATATCTTTTTTAATCGGTGCATACTCCCCGTCCATTTTGTTAAGTTCAGCAATAGCTGCTTTCCTATCCGCCCAAGCTGGTACGACGTCAACCTCTTGAATTACCCCATCACAAACGATGTGTTTAGTCAAGGGGATTTCGCCTTTTGCTATTTGGGTTAAAATTTCCATGCGTTCATGCTTATTCAAAATCGCCTTTTTAAAGGCTTTTTTTTCTTCTTTGATGATAAAGTCCGTCTTTGCCTTTTTAACCTCCTCAGCAGCCCCTTTAAAGCGCTTATTGGCTTCCTGCCAGTACCTGTCGAAAGTCCTTGATGAAATCTGCCATAAATCGACGTACTTCGTCAGAGCCTCGGAGTACTTAACCCCCCAGTCCAACTCTGACAAAATCTCGTTAACGGCAAATTCTTTATTTGGCTTCATGGGTGTAAAGATATAAACTTATTTTAATAAAAAGCAAGATAAACAAAGATAAAAACATTGTTTACGTGCAAACGACCTGATTAATAAGCACTTAGCTTATTAGGGAAACAAAGATAAAAGCTATTGTTTACGCCCTCAGCCCAATAACGTCGGGGCTTAAGCTCAAAACGTAAACAAAGAAACAATAAACACGTTAACTTTGTTGGCGCTGTGGGAACTCTCACGTGCGTATACGTGTATGTATGTGTTATATATACGTGTTATATATGTTATTATATAATATAATTATATACTTATATTAATATTATTGTTTACTTTGTTTACTTTAGCCCTTAGCCCTTGTAAAATATGGGCTTAACACGTAAACAATGATTGTTTATTATTGTTTACTTTGTTGCCTTTTTAGGCTAAAAAAGCAAAAAGCCTATCTGAAAGTTAGGCTTTTTATTGTTTCTTTGTTTACGTTTTAAATTTATCTCGGCTTAAAACTATTTTCGATTTGCTTATTTATTAACTGGCTTTGTTCTAATTCTGCCTCAAGTTTTCTTTTTTCTATCGATAGTCGATACATTTTTAAAACCATCCTCGCATTATTATCTAAAATTTCGCCGTTCTCGGTACGAAGAAATTTATTGTTTTGCTTACTCAAAGCCAAATTAATAGCTAAAATGCAAATAACTATTACCAGTCCTAAAATTAATAACGTGTCTATCATTTGGTTGCTATTTTATGGAAGGCGTTAGTAACTTGTATATTGTCGTGCAAATAAATGTTGTTGCACTTCTGTAGCCACGCATAAAAGAGCTCTACGTTTGATTGTTCTTTTTTCATAGTTTGTATCATTAGTATTTTATCATTAGTATTTTATAGTTAAATCTAAATCAAATATGGAATTCATTGCGGCCATTAAGGAACCCAGCATATTTCTTTTTTCGAACTCTTCATATATCTGGCTAGCTGTCCACTCGGGAGAGCCTTCTAGGTTTAAGACTTTTATAAAGTCTGGGAAAGTTATTTTAAGAAACATAAAGCGTTTATCTCGAGTATCTAGCTCTTTGGCTATTGCCTCGGCTAACTTCTTAAATTTCATACTACTTAAAGGTTTTAATTAAATTTTCAACTTCGTACAACTTCTCAAGTACTTGCTTCAAATCCTCGCAAGGGTTAAGCACTAAGTCTTTATATTTGTTCAAAGCCTGCGGAACACTCAAGAAGTGCCAAGAGGCTTTTTGCGTAACGATTTTAGTCTCGAGAGAATCTAAGTCGGTTACTTCTTTTGCTTCTTTGTAGTGAAGCGTTACCCCGTTACCGTCGGAGTTAATACTGAATCGGTCGTCAATTTTTAACATAGTTCTTCTATTTTGGTTACGCGTTTATAAACTTTTATATTTGTTTTAAATATAAATATAGCTCCTAATATCGTTCTTGCCTCGATTGTTGTCTCGCAATCCACACACTCGTCATTTTGTTCAGCTAAGTAGCTGATAAGGTATTTACGCATTTTCTTTATATTTAATTTTCCATTGGCCGACTAAAGTAGTAGAGTAAAGTGACCTATTTACTTTATGCGCTGTGTGGTGCGCAAGTACTCTTTTACTTTTAGGATAATAAAAACAAATTATATAGTAAGGCTTTTTTGCATATTTTATATTTTTGGTCTCTACTATCCTACTCATTACTTGAAAGGTTTAGTTTCGTTAGGTGCAAAAGACTTTCCTCCGCTTAATGCTTCTGTGATTGTGTCGCTTAATAAGTAAAGGATCACGAACGGGATTAAAAAAGCGATTACGCTTATAATGTATGGTGTTGTCATGTTATTTGAGTTTTTATATTATCTACAATCTGCTTGTAAGTGGTTTGATGCTATGAAATTCCAAGCGCTTGAATTTCTATGCTTAGCTTGATTTTCTTTATAAAATGGATCAAAAGTATTTACTACCGCATCGGTATTGTATTTTAATAGTTCAGTCGCTTCGTCTATCGTGAGGTTGTTATTATCTTTAACAGAGACATTTATTTTTTTACTTGAAATATATCCTTTTGGAGTTTTAAAAGCACAAGTAAATTGAGTTCCGATAGGGTTTTTTTCGCCACTATCTGAATACATAACATATCCACTTTCAAAAGAAAATTCTAAAGTATGGGCGTTAAAAAAGATTAAAAATATATCTCCAAAAAATAATTCTTTAACCGCTATTTGATATTGTGCAGCGTAGGCAGTAACTTCTTTTTTAATTTCTGATTTTACAAAGTCTAAAGTTTCCATTTTGTCGTGGTGTTTAATTTTTACCAAAGATAATACTTAATTCGAGATATAAAAATAATTTTGCATAAAAATTAAAAATTATTTTTATATTTTTCAATTTTAGCTTTAACGGCTTGCATCAAAATCTCTTGTGTGTCTCGTTTCCCGTCTAATGAAAGTACCACGCTTTCATCCTCTGTGCCTCTTGCTATAAGGTGTCCGATGTTTACTGGGTATTTACGCCCTTGCCTATGAAGCCTTTTATTGAACTGCATATAAAGCTCCAAACTCCAATTAAGCGAAAACCAAAGAGCGGAGCTGTAACCCTCTTGTAAGTTCAATCCGTGTCCTCCAGAGGCGGGGTGCATTAACATAACTTGAATTTTACCAGCATTCCAATCCTTAATATGCTGATCCGTTTTTAGCCTTATTGGTTTATACTTCGACAACTTAACTAAAAGCCTTTCTAATTCGTGCTTATAAGTGTAGGCAATCAATACGGGTTTACCGTTTGCAGCTTCGATAAATTCCTCAGTAGCTTCCAGCTTCAAGTCGTGAATAACGTGTACGCCTCTGTCCTCGTCATAGATTGCGCCACCGGCAAACTGTAAAAGCTTATTGGATAAAGCCGCAGCGTTCATAGCGGTTATTTCGGTTTCGTCCTCGTTAAACATTTCCAGAACTTTCTCCCTCTCAAAGTCGTTGTACTTCTTCATAAGTGCGGGCGGGAACTCAATGCTAATAAAAGAGTCGATACGTTCCGGGAGTTCCAAGTAATCCTCTGACTTCATCGAAATACAAATATCTGTCAGCTTATTATGTATGCGCTCGTCGCTATCGTTCAAAGCGTCGTAGCTAAAGCCGTTATAACTTTTACGGAAGTAGTTATCTCGGAACCAGCTTATAGTCTTGCCAAGGCGAGCGCCTCTGTCTAATAGCCATATTTGCGCCCACAAGTCGATTAAGCCGTTTGGTGCAGGAGTTCCTGTGAGGATCACAACTCTTTTGAAACAAGCTTGCACTTGCTTCAAGGCTTTGAACCGAAGCGACGCATGATTTTTAAACGAGCTACTTTCGTCTATTACAAGCATATCGAACGGAAGCATAGAGCCCCCGTACTCACCACACAACCAAGCCACATTGTCACGACTAATTAAATAAACGTCTGCTTTTTTGTTTAATGCTGCTTTGCGCTCTTTTGCAGTACCTATGATCTTTGAAAGCTTCAAGCCTTGCAAGTGTTCCCACTTCTCAACCTCGGCACTCCATACGCTCTCAGCTACTCGTTTAGGGGCGATAACTAAAACCGTATCGATTTCCAACTCCTCGTAGATTAAACGCTTAATAGCAGTTAAGAGGCTAACCGTTTTACCTAAACCCATGTCAAGGAACAAACCACAAAAGGGGTTTAATATCGTATGCTCTACCGCTTTGCTTTGGTAGCGGTGCATTTGGCTTTGTTTTAGCATATTATAAAGATAAGTTATTTATATCTCCCGACCATTGCTCCGCCATTGCTTTTGCTATTCCTGGAAAAGTTTTAGAAGCTGCTTTTGCTCTTTCTCCAGATTTAGCATCTAGACATCTTACTTTATACATCCACATCTCCATACGTCTACCGCTTGGCATATTATGGTATTCTAATTCAGGTTCTTCTTTAATAGCTGGTATTAAATCGGGAAGTCCTTTAGTCCATAAGCAAGTGGTTTTTTTTGCCCTATCTCCAAACATCCACGGTTGTATTATTTGGTTTGGTTTTCTCCATTTAGTACTCATTATTCCTATTGGGTTTTCAATAGCTATTTTAGGAATTGGGGCGTTTGCAAAACTCATAAACAAATCGATACCTTGCTTTTGCCTTCCGTCTGCTATTTTTTCTGGAAACCATCTTGCACCACTTACAGCTAAATGTGTACAAGGTGTAAAGCAAATCATCATATCATATTTGCCACTATAGGCTTCTTTTACTGCGTCTCCTTTTATGTGCCATTCTGGGTAGCCCCCGCTTTGGTCTAATAAATCACAACTAAAAGCCTCGTGTCCTAATAATCTTAATTCTTTTGTTACTGCTTGGCTTTCCTCGCATGCTACTAATATTCTCATTCTATCTCTTTTATAAAATTATTAATCTTTTCGGTTGTATCAAGTACCCAAACTTTAAAGCCTAACGCTTCTAAGCGTTTAAGTACTAATTTTTGTATAAGGGTTACTTTTTTACCTGTGCT